GAAATCATCTTCGCCTACCACTAACTGCCCATCTACATAATCAAACTCTTCTTTGAACATAACCTTGGCATCATTTTTTCTTAGAAAGAACATCGTACCTTTCATAGAGCCAAACTTTCTATCAAAGCACAACTCCTCGTTCCATTTAACATTGAGATAATTTTTATCAAGATTGTTGTACTTGTCTTTGAATGCGCCGTCTCCCGGTCTACCGTCCCAGTGAGGGAAGAACAGATCAACACCCTCAAAATTCTCTGGGTAGTCTGTGAGTACGTCACATATGTTGATACCTGTGTGTGGGAATTCTGCGTGTTCTTTTAGTATAGCATCGTTGTCCATAAACAAAGCCCACTCATGTGTGCTATCTGCATAGAAAGCCTCAAGCAATACATTTCTCGCTTTCCCAGGCGGTACCAAAGCATGCGGTAAATACTGAACGCCAGGTATATACTCATCTGCGTAATAGTCTTGTGCTAAAACTTTAATTTGCATATTAGGACAAGTCTTTCGCCAGAATTCAATTTGCTGTCTGTGATTTTCTACACGGATGCTTCTCGCTTCTGGTTCATCCTTACTGCCGAAGTAAGATATAATGTATGCTTTCACGTTCATTTCTTCTCCCCATAAACATCAAGGTTTATAATCTTATAATCAAAACTTTCTTCATTATACAATTTGATTCGCTCAACCATGTGGTTCAGTGTGTAGTTCTTCTTAGACTTCCAAGACAGATCATCGCCAACATCATATAGGTTGCATGTAGTTTTGTCATCACCCTTTCTAAGACCTCTACCAATAGACTGTAAGTTTCTTATTCGGGACTTGCTAGGTGATGCAAATATGACATTGTGCAGGTTTCTTATGTTGATACCTGTAGAGAATGTACCATATGATGCAACAATTATAGCATCATTTGCTTTTTCTGTCAATGCCCGAATCTGCTCTCGTTGATCCGTATCAGTGCCGCCGTATACGAAATACACTTGACGCCCATCAGCTACTTTGCGTCTAATCATATCGTACAATATTGAGCCATGCTTTTCAACATACTGAAATAGTACGAGAGAGTTTCCTTTTTGTGTAGTTGTTAGATTTCTGAGAATCACGTTTCTCTTATTATTAGATACGAGATAGTCCATCTCTTCTTGATACGTCATACCCTTGACTTTTTTCTTCTCTTCGTCAGGGTATTGTAGGACGATGCAGTTCACTTTCAATTTAGCGATGCTACCTTCGTCCATGAGTTTTTTTGTGGTGGTAACGTTTATCACCGGTCCGAAGCAGCCTTCTAATACCAGTTTGTGTGTCTTTGATCCGTCAAGTGTACCTGTAGCACCGAAGCGATAAGGCGCATTCTCACATTTATTCATTATACTAGTTAATGATTTTGCTTTAAATAAATGCGCCTCGTCTCCATATACAACATCAAATTTCTCAAACCATTTCTTTGGAAACTTGTATACTGATTGCCACGTTGATACTGTTATTGGGAATTCATTTGATTTTTCTTTACCACCGTATATACGATGGACATTTTCAGATGCTTGCCAAGCAGTCTCTGATGCATAGTCTTGAAAGTCTCCGTACATCTGCTCCACTAATGAAGTAGTCGGGACAATTAAGAGTTGCTTTTTTCCTAGACGCTGGTAATAACGAACCAGGGTAAATAGAATGAGAGACTTACCACTACTAGTGGGGCTAAGTAAGAGTTGGCGTCCTGAGCGAATTGCAGTAGACGCGGCTTCAATTTGATAATCTCGGGCTTCAATTGATTTGCCATTAGTGTGTAGATTTAACTCCTTGGTAAAGTTTTGGATGTATGTGTTTGATACCGGATCGCCGATAACGTCGATATTTATACTTATTGAGTATTCTAGTTGCTTTGCGAATCCTTCAAGATATGATAGCAAGCCAACTGGTAATTCTTTCGCATAGATGTTAAATAATCTAGCTTTGCCGTCCCACATGCGTGACTTGTACGCAGGCATGAATCGTGCGCCTGGTACTTCAAAAGTAAAGAAGTCATTGATCTCCTGTAGAGTGCTGACATCGCAATCTACAATCAGATAAACTTCATTCTTTTTAGTCACTGTTATCATTACAAAAGCCCGTTAGTGAATTTAGTCCACTCTATGCTGTTTTTGATGTCCCACGTTCTGCTATTTAGATTGCGTAAGACTCGCTCTAAAAAATCACCAACAGTTGCAACGTATTCTACTTTGTTTGTTTGCTCAATAACATCATCATCTGCATCAAGCATTTCATTCATATCAGATTTTAGCGGCTTAGGTCCTAACCATTGATCCCATCCTAGTGCAACGAGGTCTTCTCTGGAGAGTTCACCGCGAAAGTATGATGTCTTTACCTTACGCAATTTGTATAGGGCAGCTTGTGATCTACGCAAATGCAAACGCACATCTGACATATGATTCAGGTATTTTGAGTGTAGTTCAGGGGTGCGCGTAGACTCTTTGCCGAGTGATAGTTCGTCAATCCTACAGTCTACAGCCCAAGAGTCTTGGAGTTCTTTCAATGTTATCATAATAATCTCTAGAGGTCTTATTTATACACATTATACCGCATTGTGGTATAGAAGTCAAGTACTATTTGACCGATTCTACTGTAAATAGTCGATATCTGAATGCTGCGACACCAACAAAGTAGTTTTGATCACCAGAGCTAATGTCGAAATCTAGACCTTCCAAGCTAATCGGGAAGCAGTCTACAAAAGAAATACGATTTGAAGGGTTATTGTTACTATCAAGAACGAAAAGATCAGCATCACTGAACTGACCAAGGTCTTTAGCTCTTTGATTTTGATTCGGAAATCGGTATCGTTGTCCATCTATATACTTTGTAAATTGTTTATGGTCTTCAGGAGAACCCAAGCCTATCATCCAGTTGTACAATTCTTTGTAATTAGCCATATCTTCTTGTACAAGGAATCTAATAACTAGCTCACCGAATCTCAGCTTGTCACCGGGAAACGCAAGAGTTGATAGTGGAGTCTCTACTTCAGGAGAACCAATAGACATCTGCGGCAAGTTAGCTGCCTGACAAAAGAAGGATACATTTGGAATGTTGTGTATCTGAAACTTGAATCCAGTAGGTCTAAGAAAATCTAATTCAGCTGGATTCGATGCGCCTGTTGCACCTGATTCTGCTACATCTGTTATCGGATTGTATGCCATTATATCTCCTAGTTACTCTATATTTATAAGGCAAAAAAAAGCGCACCGAAGTGCGCTCTTAAAATTGTCCTTTACGGATTCTTTTTCTTACATCAAGTTTGTAACTTTAACTCGACGGTAGTACTGATTGCGAGATGCAGTGAATGTATCAGCATCAGTTGTACCATTGGCTTGTGTTACGAACGGGTTAGCGATCATGCCGTAGCGAGTCTTGAAGCCGATCTTTGGCTGGAATGTCGCTGGGTCGATTGCGCGAACCATCTGTAAAGGAACATATGGGCAGTAGAAAATACCTGCGTCATAAGCACTAGAACCTTTGTATCCTGCAACATAGAACTGGCTAGCAGAACCTGTGTTAGCGGAGTAAGGATCGATGTATACTTTGTAACGACCGTTCAATGTACCAGCAAATGTGTTGCCAGTGTCATCAACGTTCAAGTCAGTAGACAAAGCAGGAGTATAGTCAAGCACGCCTGACATAGCTAAAGCACTTGCAACGTCTGCTGAACAGATGATGAAGTTAGCCTTACCACGTCGAGTGTCTTGTGCGATTACGTTTGCATCACGCTCGATGTTGAACAACAAGCCCTTGAAACGCTCTACAGACCAACGTCCGTTTGAGTCAACGTCAAGATCGAAAGTACCAGCAGTTGCAGTAGATGCAGCACCAGGCTTAGCGACTTTGTAGATTGTGCGAATTACTTCGCGGTTGATTTCAGCAAGAATTTCTTGAGACAAGATGTTGCTCAATTCGCCTTCAGCGTCCAAACCGTGAACAGCTTTAAGATCTTGTGCAAGTTCTACTGTGTACTCAGCTTTCAACGCGCGGGTCTTAGCAGTAACAGTTGTCTTTTCGATGCTGAATGCCATCTCATTAAGTGTAACAGAATCACCGAAATCTTCAGCAGATGCTGTTGCGACTCCAGTACCTGTTGTGTAAGTACCGTCTACTGGGTTTGATCCAGCTTGAGTACCTGCGCCAGAGAAGTCAGTATCAGCTTCGTTGAACAGTGCTTCAGCGCCGTCCTGTGTGCCGTAGTGTGACTTCATAGCAAAGATAAGACCAGTAGGTCCAGTCATTGGCTGAACGCCAGCGACATCATATGCCATAAGGTTAGGAAGTGCGCGTCTTACCAATGAGATAAGAATTGGATCGTAGTTGTCGATTCCGCCACCAGTTACGCTGTTACTAGGTGCTGCTTCTGAAAATAGAGCTTGCTTTTCTTCACGAAGAGCTTTCTCTTGGTTTTCCAGAATAACAGTAGTAACGGCTCGCTTGTGCGGGTCTTTAATTGAAGGCAAATCCGCGTGTTCGAGGACAGGACTCCATTTCTGTTGTAGTTGCTCTGAAAGATACATTTAAGTTTCTCCTTACTTGGTTGTGTATATAATATTATTACTATTTATAAAAAATTACTTTTTGACTGCTTTGCTAATAGACTGTGAGTATACAGCCATTGCACTGTTTTCGGTAATGAATTCTTCTTCTACTGTATCTTGCATTTTGTCTTCAGTAGTAGCTTTAACCTTAGGGAAGTAATTCTCTTTGATTACAGATACTTTTTCAGCAAACATGTCTTCAGTATCAAACTCAACGTTCTCAACCAATTTAGCAAGTTTTTCGGATTCTGTTACGGTCAGATCAGTGGACGCTTCAGTTATTGCTTGTTGACGTAGAAGTGCTACTTTTTCAGCAACCATTGCGATCTTCTCTGCAACGTTCTCATCCAACTTAGTCTTCAGTTCATCAATTTGAGTCTGCATTTCACCTAGTACGTCATACTTCTCAGCAGGTACTTCGATGTAATGATCTTCAAACAAGCCTTTCATGCCCTTGATAAAGTCCTCAGTAATTTCTGTTCTGAGTCCTCGCTCAATAGCAAGTTCATTTTCTTTCATCCAATTTTCAGCAACGTATGTAAGATATGCATCGATCTTCTCGACCATATCAGTACGGAACTCTTCTTCCGCTACTTTTGCTTCTTCTCGAATGTCAGATTCAATAGCGTCAATTTCTGACGATACTCTAGCAGTTAGTACTGCTTCAAAGATAGATGCAGCTTTTACTTTGAAGTCTTCGCTTAGGTGCTCTTCGTCAGCAAATAGTGAAGCGATATCATGCTCTACTAGTTCACTATCGTCTTCAGCAGAAATTTCTTCTACTTCATCTTCAGCGATAACTGCTTGGTCGCCATCAACTTCTTCCTCTTCGCGGACGCCAGCAGATGTTGGGTTGTTTACAACAGACGCAGAGTCTGTGCCACTGTCAAAGTTTGGAGCTTGTCCAGCGCCGTTACCTTTAGGTAGTGTTTTGTCTTTTGAAGCCTTTGCAGATGCAGCTTTTCCAACAGGTGAAGTTAATCCACCTTTGTCATCTGAACCTGATAAGTCTTCCTGTTCTGGGTTAGCATTTGAGTTCCCCTGTGTAGGGATAGTCTTGTCACCTTCATCTTTCGAGTTAGGTAAACCAGCCTTTTCCTCAATGCTTTGAGCTTCTTCAGTAAGGGTGTCTACTTCACCAACCTTGCCGAGGAGCTCTCTGATTTTGGATTCAACAGCCATTTAATGTCTCCTTAAAGTTTGTTAACTTGTTTATTTATATAAATTTACAACAAAAATAATATCATTTAATTATTTTACATGTCTTTAAATGCCTTTTCATTCTAGACTTCACATCAGTAATATATGAGCAAATACATGGTTTAATTTTATTTAAT